AGGCAAGGCTCATGAGACTATCACCGGGGATTTGAGGAATCCGGAAATGTCCGGTTGCTTCGGGAGTCGAAGCTGCGCGACGCCGAACGCGATAACAAGCGCCACGGCCGCATCGATCCGGTTAGTCGCTTTCGATTTCGCGAGCCATCGATTGTCGTTCGCGTCGCGATCGGTTGCCGCCGCCGACATTGCCGACGCCAGGACCGGCGAGCGCCGGAACCGAACGCGGCGCTCGAAGATCGCCGTTTCGAGCGCTCGCAGGCTTCCAGGGAACCAAAGCCCTTCTGGCGGCTCGACGCCGTAAACCTTCGCTTGCTCGACAAGCGGCTTCGGCGGAGGCGCCCGGCGCACGCCGCCTTGCGGATGCCAGAACATCGGAAGGTCGACGTTGATCGCTTCGAGTTCCCGCACGAATTGCTTGAAGGCATATGCGTCATATCCGAGCCCGCGGAGCCGGAATTGCGTATTTATCCACGCCATTCGAGCGGCGACGAAGTCGAGACGCACCACTGGGCCAGGAGTCGCCGTCAAATGTCCGTCCCGCACCCATACATCATACGGCCGCTTATCTACAAGCGCGCGCTCCGTCATTGTGTCCCGCGGCGTCCACGCGTCTACCCAACAATCGAAGGTCGGCTTCTTGACGTGCCGGCTCTTCCCGGTGTCCGGATCGGCTTCGATGAAGTCGCGCTCGCCGGTTTCGACCACATATCCCGCCGCCGTCAAATCGGTCGTTTGGGAAAGGTCGACGCCGGCGGAAAGCTCCTTTCCCTTGTGCAAGGCGATCGGATCAAAATCGGCGAAGCACGGTTCAAGCGTTTCGCGCGACATCCACGCCGTTTCCGCATCCGTCCACACACAAAAGCGGAGCCGCGCCACTTCGTTCATTATGCCGGGGATCGCGCGCGCTTGCCGAACTTCGCGATCAAGCTCTTCCGTCGTCACGGTGACGCCGAGCAACGGATTCGCCTTCGCGTAGCATGTCGGATCGTTAAGCCAATCGTCGCCGCGATCGAGCGCGCACACATAAGAGAACGATTCCGGGAAATCGACTTGTCCGGTTGCTACCTCGACGGCGTGTTGATGCTCCCGGCCGCAAACCGTCTGCGGATCGCTCCCGGAATTTGTGATCATGAAAAGCAACGGTTGCCGCCGCCACTTGAATCCGCGCTCAATCATGTCGAGCACGACGCCGTCCGTGTGTTCGTGGAGTTCGTCGACAAGCCCGCACGAAGGCCGTGGTCCCGACTTGCGCTTGTCCTTCGAGATCGGCCGGAAGGTCGCCTTCGTCTTCGGATAACTCATCTTGTTGACGGGATTGGCGCCGTGCATCCGGACGCGCTCGCGAACGCTCGGAGATTGCTTCACCATCCCCACGGCGTCCTCGAAGATGATGAAGGCTTGCTCTTTGGTCGGACCGGCCGCCAGGACTTCGCCGCCGGCTTCGCGGTCCGCGCAGAAAAGAATGATCCCGACGCCGGCCGCAAGCGGCGTCTTCCCGTTGCCTTTGCCTTCCTCGATATAGGCGCGCCGAAAGCGCCGGAAGCCGTCCTCGACGCGGCGCCAGCCGAAGAGCGATCCCACGATGAAGCGCTGCGCCGGCGCCAAGACGAAACGCTTGCGCTCGAATTGGCCGCCGGCGAGCCGAAGATGCTTCGGGAAGAACTCGATCCGCCGGTTCGCTTCGTCGAGGTCAAAATAGAACGGGAAGCCTTCGGTCCGTTGATTGGCCAAGTCCCGGAAGTGTCGCTCGCACGCCGCGCGGACATACGGCCCGGCGATCGTCTCGCCGTCGAGGACGCTGCGCGCGTAGATGCTCACGTGATCGAGCGGCTCGATCGGCGCCGGCGGCTCAATCGAGGTCGTCTTCCGGCTCCGCCGCGGCGCTCGGCCCGGTGTCGGCTTTGATCTTGCTCCGCGCACTCGGCGTCAGTCCTAGTTGTTCCGCGAACCGCAGAACGTCGCGGCCGGCTTCCCGCTCGATCCGGACCGCGGGATTCTGTACCACGTTCTTCCGGCTTCCGCGCACCATCAAGCCGCCGGTGCGGTTCTTCTTGTGGCGCCTGCTATCCGCCACGATCGCCGCCGTGACGGCGCGCACGGCCGCCATGTGGCGCGCATAAGCGATGCAATAGGACGTGAACACGCTTCGATCGAGTTCGGAAATCAAGCCGAGCGCGTACAGGATCGGACCGGCGCGCTTCCACTCGGCGAGCGCTTCCGGGATCGCGAAGATTTCCGGCGGAGGCGACGGCATCTTCAGCCGCCTTGCGTCCTCGCCGCCGCCGTTGCGGATAGAAGCCGGCCGGCCGCCGCCGTCGAGGACGCGCAACAGTGTCGGCTTTGGTATTCTCCCGCTTCCCGGTCCGCCCATGGCGATTACATGGCATCCGTTGCAGCGGCCGGCAAGCCGAAGAGCGGCAAGCCGCCGACGCCTTCGAGCTTCCCGCGCGCCTTCGTGATCGCGTTCCCGCGCTCGACGGGACCGGCGAGCGCCAGGGAAGAGCGCCGGCGGATGTCATCGCAAGACGCCGGATCGGCTTCGATCAACGTCGCATGGAAGCCTTCCCGCCACGCCGCTTCGCCGGTGGTCCCGGTCCCGGCGAAGAGATCGAGGACGGCGCCGCCCGGCGGCGTGATCAAGCGCGCGAGATATTGCAGAAGATCGAGCGGCTTGACGGTCGGATGGTCCGAGCCCGCGCGTTCGTCGGTGTCTGCCTTCGCCGTGTAGAAGAAGCGGCCGGCGGAGCCTGAATCCGTGGCTCCCGAGCCATTGAACGCCATTCGTTGCGCGCCGACCATTGACGGCGTTTCGCCTGTAACCCATCCGGCCTTAGTTTCCGGCAGTCCCGCCAGGACGTCGGCGCTCCCGTCGTGGATCACGTTCGCCGGCCATCGGCCGGCGGTTTGCGCCTCCGTGCGCCCGCCGCCGCGCAATCCTCCGCCAAAGCCGCGCGCCGAAGCCGTCTCGAAGTGGTTCATTTTAACAACGCCCTCCGGCGCCTCGATCCGGCATCCGTCGATATTGAGCGCGCCGGCGCCGAACCGCTCGACGTTCTCGACGTTCGTCAGTCCCGGCGCGAGCGGCTTGCGCGCAAAACAAATCGGTTCAAGCGCCGGCTTGAGCGCCGTGGCCCATCCCGCCCACTCTTGCGCGAGCGGATCGCGGAACGGAGGCTCGCGCCGCATCCGCTCGCCGTCCGAATGATAGAACCACGATCCCGGCTCGACGTGGTGACAAAGCCGCTTTTCGAATTCGAGCGCGATGTTCAACGCCTTCGGAAAGCCGGAGCCGTAAAGCCATTGCATCATATCGCGTATCTCGAAGCCCGCATCCTCGATCGCGCACGCCATGCGGTGATAATTGCGCGTGGCGCCGAAGGCGAGAAGATGCGCTCCCGGCTTCAAGACGCGCAGGACGCGCCGCCACGTGTCGGGACGGAAGGCGACGTCGCCGCCGTCCCATCGCTTGCCCATGAAGCCGCTTGAATGCCTGCGATAAGGCGTCCCGTCGACTTTCGTCGCCTTCGCCGTATCGCTTCCGAAGCGCTTAACGATCGCGCCTAGATGGTATGGCGGATCGGTCAAGCAGGAGTCGAAGTGACTCTCCGGAAGGCGATCGAGGACGTCGAGACAGTCGCCAGGATAGAGCGTCACCTTAATCGCCGAAGAGCAATTCCGGCGGCGCCAGGACGGCCGGCGGCTTGTTCCATCGCGCTTCGGCCGCCTTGCGAGCCTGCGCCGATCGAGCTTCCGGCGACATCGTCGCCGCCCGCGCTATTCCGCCGCGTCGCCTGCCGGCGTTTCCGTCGTGTTCGTTTGACATCGTTCCTCGATCCCTTTCGCGAGAAGGTCTAGCGCCACGCCGAGCGGACCGCTCGGCGATCCGTCCGGATTGCGCGTCATGGAATGCGCCAGGACATCTAGCGGGACTCCATGCTGCAAGGCGAGCGAAACCGCGATCGCGCCATCGCGCGCGTTCACTTCAACGTCGGTGCCGGACTTCGCGGCCGTTAGGAAGATTTCGCCCGGCCGCTTCATCGCTTCATCGTAGAAGCCGATCGTCATCGTGTAGTCGACGAATCCGCCAGCCGCGGTCTTCGCTTTGAATGTGATTGTCTCGCTCGGCCGGCGAGCGTTAAGCGCTTTGTCTCAATTGTGCCTCCCCTAATCGGCGTGATCGCCGCCGAGAATCGGCAAGCGATATGACGCGATGCGCGGCCACGGTCGCACGCGACGGCGCACCTTCGGCGCCTTCGGCTTTCGTTTCACCACGCCGACGATCGCGCGTTCGTCAATCTTTCGCTTTCGCATTGCCTTGCCTTAATTGGCGCCTTTCAGCGCGGAATCGCGTTGCCTTCTGTTTTGTTGGTCGCGCAAAACGGAAAAATTCGGAAAATTCTGCGCGGTGCGATTTATGGGGTGCTTTTTTTCTCC